TATATTACCAACCGGGGCATAGGGAACACTAGATAACTGTTCTGTATTAGCATTGTTAGAAACAGCAGAAGTCATATAGTCCGACATCTGGGTAAATGCCTGTGGAAGCGCACGAGAAATCAAGCGTAACGGCACAGCATAGAAATCGTAATATTCCTTGATACGCGTATAAGCAGCCGTATTCACGGGGACAGTACGGGTAAACCAGTCAGAAGAAATACGATACTTAGTACCAGGAATGGCAATCTGCCAATAGCACGGAAGAATTTCTCCAATTTTTGCCGTAAATAATTTTTTGCTAGACAAATCAAAGGAAGAGCGATGCACGGCAACTCTCGCTCGATCTAGCGGATTAAAATCACTCATAATTAATAATTTAAATTAGACCATACGGTTGAATATATTGTTTGCATCATTCAATTTTTTATGCTTAATCATATCACGACAGAATGTTGCACTACGATACCGGAGCTGCTCAAGGAGCTGAACCGTTTCACGTGAAACGTCCGACAAGACATCACGTTCCTGCCCGTTCGCAGGCAGCGCAAACATACAATCCGAGACTTCAGGGTATTGGGCACGGATGTTATATGCATCTCGTAGACTTTCATAATTTTTTTTCGTCTCATATTCTATTCCAGTTTTGAGAATAAACATAATACGATTGGCGTAAGGATCAAGATTATCACCGATGGAAGGCAGATGCCAGTTCCTAAGGAACTTACTGACATGAAGGAATAGCCGATACAACTTATTAATATAAGATTTAATATCGACATCAGAAGAACTGTTACAGCGCCGAGTAAGGCACCGAGCATTATGTAATATAATTTCGTCTTCATTGGTTAGATGATGATTTAATGTAATATATTGATAATAAGCACGAGTTGTAGAAAGAATAGAATCGGAATCATAATCTATAATACCGAATCTTGCCATTCTCTTCGGCGCGTCTGCAACAGCTCGAATAATTCTAGCAATCGCAACAGCATCGTCATAGCGAGCACTTGAGAATCGGGGCAATAAGGTACGGATATACGACATGGGGGGAGTTGATTTAACACTGATCCCATTGAAGTTGTAGACTCGTCCATTAATGACAGAATCGATTTTTTGTTCAATCGCTTGATAAGGGTCTTCATTCTCATCGAAAACCTCACCCGTTTCAAAGAATCCAAGAGACGCTCTTTGGCAGGGTTTAAATGCGCGGCATGATCGATATAATAGGGGAGCAGAACTAAGGCTGTTAACGTAGCTCGCAACGTACGAAGCAGCTCCACCGCGGGCAAGCTGGAAATCTGTACGACCGAGTTTCCAACTCTTATCGTGACACTGTCGTAATACCTCTGAGACTTTCTTCGAGTTTGTGAATAATAAGATATGATAATGCGGGCGGAAATGGACTGGGGCATATTCACCCACAGCGTAGAAATGTAGCGATTCATAAGTACCCAATTGTTGAAATAAATGTTTACGTAATCGTTTAATATAGTTCTGAACATCAACATAATTTAAGAATGGTATAAGGTTATTAATACCATATTGTTCAGCAGCGGGATATACCGAATTGTCGACGGCCTGCGATTTATGAATAAAACTACGAATAGCATCCATACTAAGAAACCAATTGTCCTTAATAGGCACATATTTCTTAATTTCACGGTCATACGGCACCGTGCCCTGAACTTGCGTGAAGAATATATGACGCAATTGGGAAGAATCCTCAGGTTGATATTCAGAGACAGGGATATAAGTGTGGCATTCATAACCGAATACTTGATCTCCTGAGATGCTTAGAGCGTCTTCATAATCACTATGCAGAACCTCACAATTCATCAGAGGAATATGTTCATTAGCATAAGTAAGTGTTACAAAATAAGAGTATTTGAAAGCACTTCCAGCGGTCTTCACGCGCATAGACGCTTTTTTCGAACGCTTATGGATACAATAATCGCATTGACCACAATCTACGGCAATACGTGCACCAGTGTAACGATTCGTGATGAAAGAACGATGCTGACAATGATCGACAGCTTTAATCAAATCAGGAGAAAATTTCATAATTATTTACGTTTATCAATCACCTGGCGACGGTTACGCGGGCCAAATGAAACATGAATAAATGTCGGATATATAATAAGTTGATCAAATGGCGAAAAATTATCCGAAAAAATATGAATCATTTCAAGCAACTTATTAAATGTAGTAGAGCCATAGGGCTTAATATCGACAGCTTCGCCCATCAGATGTTGAGAATTAGGAGCGCCATTACAAGCCTTATTCTGTTCGGGAGTACGCCTAGCGCTAGTCACCGAGAAATGAACATTAGAGTACAGCAAATACTCGAAAAAATGCATAAGAGTATAATTCATAGTCCAATAGCATTAAGAATATAACCAAGAGCAGCGGAAACAGCACCAATTACAATTTTCCAAATATTACTATTTTTCATCAGTTTGAGCTTTAAGTTCGACGAAATTGTTTTCTTCTTTAATTGAATCCACAACAACAATAAGACCCAGCGGAGAAACTCGCTCAGAATAGTTTCCAAGACCGTCAAGAGAATTGACGACATAAGGCGGTATAACATCACGACCAGTGTTTTTTTCCTTAAGGGAAATAATAAATTTCTGCATAATTGTAAGATTTTAATGTTAATAAATTAATGAGTTTGGTTTCTACGAGGGCAAAGGAAAGAATTATTTTTGAATAAACAAAATATTTCGGAGTTTTTTTTATTCTACGGTTAGGGTGTGAGTTGTGCGTTTATAGACAAGAGGAGGTAGAATTTGAGATGATAACTCAAATTTCCTTCGGACACAACTAGGGGCTTCGCTTGAATAACATAGGGGTATAGGCACGGCAAGTCAAGTCTGTCTTGCCTTGGCGCACTCCGTGCTAAAATACCGGAGCGGAACGCTCCTCTAGGGAAGTCGCTCCGCTCCATTTTATACCAGGCCCTACGCGGGCGGCGGGTGTATATCGCTCCAGAGCCGCGATGGGCTCTTAGTACTGAAGAATGTATACGTAATATTATTTTACTACCGGGTGTCAAAATATTTCGCAAAATCAAATATTCATAACAAAAATAGAGAATAGATAAAAATATAAGACAACGAATAGTATTATTTATTTACGGCCAATAGCATTACCAGCTCCTTGGAATATGCGAGTACCATAATCAATAGCATTACGCAATTCATAAGAATTGACGTCCTTCTGTTTATGTTTAGAAGCCCATTTATAATAATCGCGTAAGGCCTTATCCTTAGAATATTCTACATCCTTAAGGACATTGGTATTCTTAAAATCCCAGAGAGAAGACAAACCACGAGCTCGGTTAGACTGGATATTAGCGTAAATCAATGAATCAGCCGTCTGTTCGGCTATTCTATTCTGAATTCTAAGACCATTTGTTTCAACAGTTAACTTAACAGCCTTAACCATCTCAGTCTTATACTGGGCTTCGGTAAGAGCACCTTGAGCATACAAATTAGCCAATGTCTGACCTTTAATGAACAAATCGGCTTGCTGCTGCTCATCTAAATACTTATTCAATATCTGCTGAGCCTCAGCATCCAAGAGTATCTGAGCTTCTTGCGCCTGCGTAAGGCGACCTGCAAACTCCATGTTCTTAAGTTCTTGGTACTCCTTAGATTGGTCTAATAATGCGGACTCTCTACCAGTGCTCTTATTCCAGTAACCAGATTCACCAATGCCAATATTACGATAATCAGTATCACCACGGATTTGTTCAATCTTGTACGGCGTAAGAGCAGCATTCTGTTCGGCATTAAGCATAGCAGCACGAGCCTGAGCCATGGAGGCAAGAGCGGAGCCAACGTCGGAGAAGTCCGGACGGAAAGCCTGGAGACTAGGAGGAGGGGAAGCAGAAGCAGCAGCACCTCCAGAAGCAGGGGCCTTAGAAACGCCAGCACCAACGTTAGAACCAATAAATGGATTAAGACCACGAGAAATCATCTCGTTAGGCGAATTATATCGATTATTACGATTCCACATATCAGTTGACCACTGGCGTTGCATAGCAGCCTGATCAGCATTAAACTGATTATTCTGACGGTTAATCTCAACATTAGCATCATTAGTGGAAGATTGTGAAGACGCTCCAATAGCATTACCAGCAAGAGAAGCACCAGCAGCAATGATGCCACCAAGAATAAGCGGAGCAATATGCTTTTCGGAGTGTCCCATTAAGGGGCACTCTCCAATCTCATAGAATCTCATTGTACACTAGCGGCAGATGCGGAATCCGTAGACGGCGCTGCCTTGTCCTCTGCCACTGCCAGCATAGCTTGAGCATATTTAGTAAGCTCAGATTTCTCATTAGCCAATTGCTGCAATACAGCCCGACGCTCAGACATAGTCTGACAATGACGAGAAATGACACAATTAAATCGTTCCTCATCAGTCATATCGTCCATAGGAGTAGACTGAGTAGGATGCATCTGGGCTAAGATATTATTAACATTCATATCGCCAAGAAGACGACGGTACTTCTCCTGGTTAAGAAGAATAGAAGTCATATCCATATACATATACGAGCCGTCAGACAATTCTTCCAACATAACCGAATCATATGCACTAGCTTCGTAACAGGGGTTTCCCTCAATCAATTCAGGAACCACACTATCCTGTTCGAAATCAGGATTTAAATAAGCAAAATTTCTCATAACGACACACAAACTAATAAGGTAAACCATTTCTATCCAAGTTCTGTACAGCATACACTTGGAAATTAACATTACATAATAACTGGTCATAAGCCACATTATAATTACTAGTAGTAATCTGCGGCTCAAATATAGAATTCAGCTGCTGAGGACGAATCTTAAATGACTGATAACTCAATGAAGACTGACCAGAGACTTGAATCTGAGAACCTTGAAGCGGAGCAACCCAAGATTGGTAAGCAGCAGCAGGACGAAATGCACCATGGACCGTGTCTACGGCGGATTTCCATTGCCAATAGCGAAGATTATAACCAATATTGCCAGTAGGAGAGGACGGACTATTATTAAGCACCAGAGAAGGAACAGGCTGCATACCTAATTGGTCGAATGCAGGTTGGGGGAAATCGGAAACAGACGTACATAACAACTGAGGATTATGGCCTTTAAGAGACCAATCAAGCAGAGGAACAGCATGATAAACACACATAATTACCTGATGCTCAGCACCGCAATCATAATTAATAGTATGACCAGAGTTAGAGCCAACACCTTTACCGGCAATAACAGCTTGAGAGTTATCAGCAGTCAAGTTGGTGTTCAAAACCTCGTTAATATTGATAACATTAGACCAACCTCCAATATAATGGGCATGATTACCCATGTATTCAGGGGCCTTAATTCCAAATTGAGCGGCCATCTGGTCTGAATAATCTTTACTTGCGAATTGGACTACTTCTTTCCAACGCTGGAGGTATTCTGTCGCACGGATTGAGAGGGCGGATAGGTCAGAGCTTAGAAAAAGAGCTTGAGAAGAAGATCCATTCGAACCACTCATAGAAACAGAAGTCGACGATGCATCATTTATCAGATTAGTACCAGTCTTAGGATTGAGTATCACATTAGAAGGCAAATAAGAAGACAAAGACGGCAGAACAGCTACCGAACCATACTGAGAAGCGGGAAGCACGCCGAGGAAATAATCCTTAGGGTAGTTAGCATAGCGCAACTTAATCATATCAGCAGAAATCTCAACAGAACGCTTACCATCCCAATAATCAACATTATAAGAATAAGCCAAATGTTTCTCCCACTGAGAATTGGAGAAGAAATCGAAGTAGATTTTCTGATAGGCGAATATAGGCAGAAGATTCAAATTAATAGAAGTACCGTAAATAAGTGGATTCTGAGAATCCGACAATGAAGTGGTATCAAGACCAAGATACTGCATAGTAATCTCTTTCTTCGTAGTGTTTTTAGTACCAATAAATGAACCATAACCAAGCATATCCAATAGCTTACAAGAGCCATAAGCGAATCCAAAACCAGCGTCATCAACAGTATTAGCAGTTACACGAGCCTGAATTTCAGCAGATATATTACCAACCGGGGCATAGGGAACACTAGATAACTGTTCTGTATTAGCATTG